TCAAATCGCTTTTAGGTTTGCATCCCGCACCCGGGAAACTGGTGCGGGATTTCTTTTGGCCTCACGAGCCAGTCGCGCGCGGTTCGCAGTCCTCGTGTAGGTCGCACTTTCCCGGCTTCCATCCGCCCATCCGAACAGCGCGTTGAGCTGCGCCTCGCTGGCGCCGGCCTCGGCCGCACGCCGCGCCCCAGCCTTGCGCAGACCATGGGCCGAGCCGGGGCAGCCAGCCTCTCGGCACACCTTCCCGAACCACGTCCCGAACGACTCTTTGGTGAAGGGCCGGCCGCGATCCGTCGCGATAAAGGTGAGTTCGCCCGTCGGTGTCGCGGCGATCGAGTCTGCCAGCGGCGGCAGGATCGGGGCGACCACCACCATCCCGGTCTTCTCGGTGCGGATCGTGAACTCGCCGTCGCGGACGTGCGGGCGGCCGAGGCGAACGGCATCGCCGCGGCGCAGGCCGGTGTAGAGCAAGAGGTCGAATGCGAGGCGCTGACGGGTCCCGATCTTCCAGCGCTCCTCGAAGCGCGCGAGCTCGTCCTCGGTCCAGGCATGGAAGCCGGTGTCGTCGTTGCCGCCGGACAGCAGCTTCACCCCGAGCGTCGGATCGACCCTGACGTAGTCGGCGTTGACCGCCCAGCCGAACAGGCCGCGCATCGCCTTCAGGAAGTTGTTGGCGGCGTGCGGCTTGTCCCGCCGACGATCCCGGCCGGCCAGGATGGCCCGCCGGTCGATCGCTTTGATCTGTTCGGTGCCGGCCGTCTCCTCGATGGCGCGATAGACGGCATGGCGCTGCTTGCGCGTCGCCGGCGCGAAATCCGACCACTCGGCCGTGGTGAGGTACTTCGCGATCAGCCAGCCGAGTGTGCCCGGCGCGGGGCCGGTGGGCTCAACGATGGGCTTACCCTCCACCGCCAGACGATAGTCGCGCCAGAACGCAGGGCTGTCGTAGGCCTCCCGCATCCGGGTGCGTGGTCCCTGGCCCACTCGGACGTACCAGACCACGGTGCCGTGGCGGTTGGTCTCTCGGACGAGGTGGGGCGGACGGGGCTTGGGCATGGCGGCGGTCATAGGACCACCACACGGCCTTCATCCGCAACGGGGGGCAGCGGCGCATCGGGTTCGACCGCATCGGCGGCCTTCACCGTCTCGACCGCAACGCCATCGGCCCGGACGATGACGCGCATCACCGGAAGGCCAGCGGCCTGGACGGCGCGGATCGCTCGGGCGATGTCGGCCTGGGTCACCGTGGCGCTGCGGCGGGGCATCAGGGGTTGCCTGTCGTGATCTGGTTCGTGGGAGTCGGCGAGGGGCCGGGGTTCGCGCACCAGGCCGGGTTCTCGCCCTTGGGGCCGAACAGGTCGGGCACCGCGTCCTCGACCGTGCGGTAGAGCTCGGTCATTCCCCTGCACTCGCGGTCGTAGGCCTCGCCGCGTTCTTCGTCGCAGGACAGGACCCGATCCTCCGGGCCGTAGGCCTGCCCCGACAGGAAGCCCTGGAACACCATGTCGAAGGCGATGAAGCCGATGTGGTCGCGCAGGGAATCGGGCAGGCCGCTCCAGGCCGCGCTGAGTTCGACGGGACCTGGCACCTTCATCGGTCACTCCCAGGGGTGAGGCCCAACCGGGGCTCGCACCCCGCCAGCGATCGGGCGATGTGTAGGAAGCCGTCGTCGGCCCAGGCTTCGCCCCAGCGGACGTAGTGGCAGGCCAGGGCGCGCAGGCCGCCGAGGGTTGCCGGCAGGGTCCGCATCATCGCGTGCCGGGCCACCGACGCCCGTTCGCAGGCGGCGTTGCAGCCCCGCATGGATGCGTCGTCGGTCTCGTCGAGGGCTTCGCACGCCAGGGTGTGCTCGGTCTCGGCGGTGTTGGCCGCGTCGAGGACGGCATGGATCGGATCGGCCCCGCCGGAGCCGGAGGCCGGAGCCCCCAGCAGCATGGCGAGTTCGGCGGCCCGCGCCTCGGCCCGTCCGTAGGCCGGCTGGTAGCCGGCGGCGAACTCGGCTTCCTCGGCCAGCCACCAGCGCAGGTGCGCCAGTAGGGCGCGGGCGCCGGGACGCGTTGCGCAGGACGCGGCGAGGAGCGCGTCCAGGGCCTCGGACATCGCGTCGTTCGCCAGGATCGTGTCTTCGCCCTCCGGGGCGACCTGAAACGCGTTCCAGGCCTGCCGGTGATCGGCGATGGCGGCGTGGATGGGATCAGGCGGCATCGCGCGTCTCCCGTGCTTGCAGGCACTCACCCATGCGCTCGATATCAGCGCGGAGGGTCGGATAGATGGCGGCCAGATCGGAGTGAGACCTGCCAAATTCGTTGGCGTTCTCCATCCACGACAGGCGGGCGAGGACATCGCCGATCGTCGAGGCCGGCAGCGTGTCGAGAAGATCCTCGAGGACGTACCGCCGGACCTCGACCCAGAGTTCGGGATAGTGCTCCCACTCGACCATCGTCTGACGATCGCGGTCCAGGGCCTCGGCGGCGCGGTACTCGGCCCATGCCTCCTTCACGGTCGGCGGGAGCGGCCATGCCGCCTTGACCGCGTTGAGGACGGCTGAGGGCAGCTTCGAGCGGCCGTCGAAATACTTCCAGCCGCTGAGCGTGTAGGTGCGCTCGTAGCCCGGCCGGTTGTCCCAGATCGTGAACGGCTGGCAGGCGCGGCGTAGGGCTGCCTCCCGGTCGGTCTCGGCATGGACCGCCTCCGCGCTCCCATACTGCGCGAGGATCTCGACGCGCCGGGCCTGCTTCTCCTGCTCGCGCTCCGCACGCGCGGCCCGCATCTCGGGCGTGTTGAAGAAGTCGTTGAACGCCGAGGCTGCGGCCTGGGCGGGCGTCACGACCGGCGGCGCGTCGAGCTTTCGCTTGGCCTGCGCCACCGTCATCCCGGCCTCGCGAGCCAAGGCCGTCATCTTGGTCGCGGCCACCTTCCTCTCGTGCGGATTGTCGGTGCGCTCGTGAAGGGCGCGCACCTTGGCGAAGCGGTCGAGCGCGCTCATGCTGGGCCTCCCGCAACACCGTTGGCGAACACCTCGGGCTTCAGCTCGGCCGCCCGCGCCCAGATCTCGGTGCAGACCTCGTGGCCGACCATCTCGTAGGCGGCGTGGACGAAGGCTTGGCGCTTGGCGTCGACCTGAACTGCCTTTTGACCGAGCACGGCCGCGTGGGCGGCGGCCTTCTCCGCGCGGCCGAGGGTGCCGATGCGGGCCTGAAGGGTCGGGCGGGACCGGCGCTTCACCTTCAGGGCCCGCTCGGCGCGCACCCGCCAGTCCTGCGCCTCGGGCGTGGTCTGGTCCGAGTGGGCGATCTGGTCCTCGATGGCGAGGATGGTGCCGTCGAGCTCGGCGAGGACGAGACGGCCCTGCTCGGCCGTCGTGATGTCGTCGATGCGGACCTCCCGGCCATCGCGGAGGAGGATGGAGGTGACGGCGGGGATGTCGCGGGGGTGGAGGATCGGGGCTGGGCTCATCGCTCAGGCCTCCATCTCAGGAAGAGCAACCCCGGCATCCCGCATCAGGGAGCGCAGCATCAGCTCACCCCAGTTGGCTCCCCTCATGTGCGGTACGGCGTCTTGGAACGCCCGGAGCTTGATGTGCATGCCCTCAACGGTGCGCGCAGGGAGGGCGGCCATGCGGTCCAGCACCGATTTTAGCGCCGAATCGGCGGCTGTGCATCGTGCCTCCGCTTCGAGGAGACCATGGGCCTCGTTGACGGCGTCCTTTGCCGAGTCCCAAGCCTTCCAGGTGGATACGATCTCATCGATCCGCGCCTGCGCTTCCGGCCACGGCACGACATCGAGCACGTGACCGGGGAAATCATGCCATGCTCGCTCGCCCGGCCGAACGGGACGTTTGATCTCGTGGCATGCAGGACGCCGGGTCATCCATTCGATGTCCCCCCTGTCGATGGGGGTCCCCTCCAAATCAGCGATATACCGGCCATCGCACTGAAGGTTGAAAGGGCGATCCGACTCGCGGAAAACCAGAGCCGAAGGACGTTCTGGCATGGCAGCGAAGACGACATCGGCGCGCGCGTCGCAGTCCGCGTCCGCTACCTTCATTCGGGCGTCTGCGGCCTCAAGCTCGACGCCGAGTGCGATCAGGGCGGCGTCGGGATGCTCGGCAGGGTGAGAAGCTGTGATCGGCACCAGGGACAGGACGGCATCGCACAGGGAGGCGAGGGCCTGTGAGCCGTCCTCGTCGGGGTCGACGCTGTTCGAGGCCAAGGCTTGGGGGAGGTAACTGGCCCAGGCGATGAGGCCAGCAAGCGAGATCGGCCGGGCCGTCAGAACCATGGCATAGGCGGCCCGCTCGCGGTCCTTAGGACCGCTCTCATCGGCCTCGGCGCGGGCATACTCTGGGGTCCCGTCTACAAGCTCGGTCGTCACCTCCATGAAGGGAACCCACTCGGCATAGGCTTGGCGATGCCGTTCGATCAGATCCAGGATCGGATCCGGCGTCGGGGCACCGACGACGCGAGGCGAAAGCGGTGCGCTGCCGACCGCACACTCTCGCGCCGCCTCGAACACCTTGTTGGGCCGGAAGGCCAGATCGTGCAGGGCATCGAGCCGATGGCTGCAACGCAGATCGTCGTAGAAGGCGCCGTTCGCGTCCTGGTCCTGCACGGCACCTGCGTTGAACTGCCGGGCCATCTCCCGGCGGGCTACACCGGCCATGCGCTGCGCCATGAAAGAGATCCAGTCCGTGACCGGACGGCGGTGGGCTTTGCCGGCCGCATCCTCGTAATAGACCGTGCCGTTGGCTGCGATCATTTCGGTCGGGATCGCTCGCTCGGGATTAGCGACCCGATCCAGTTCCGCGACCCGGAATCTGCGGCGTAGTTGGTCCAGCCGGCCAGCCCGAGCGTACTCCGGACAATCATCAGCCGACGCTCGACGGGCCACCTCGCGCAGGGCGATGGCGTGAAGCCGCTCGGCCTCGACCCGAATCCCCAAAGCGATGTTGATGAAGGAGGTCGGCTCGCCGGCCGGGTATGCCATGAAGCCTTCGGGTGGCTTGTCCCAATCTACCTCCGGCTCGGAGGAAGGTGCGGGTGGGGGAGTGACAGCGACGCTGAGGGGTGAAGCAGCGGGCCGTCCCTTCCAGTCAACGCCTGCGAGGCTCAAGGCCGACTGGATCAGTGCACGCACCGGTTTCTCCGGCAGGTCCTCCCTGTCACCAAGCTCGGCATCCTGTTCGTAGTCGCCAAGCACCCAAACATTGGGGATCACTGCCCGCGCATGGACTGCGAGACCGGCGAGAGAGGTAGCCGGCATCTTTAGGATTTCGAGCCCGAGATCAGTCACGACAGCGAAGGCTTCGTCGTCACGATGATTTGCCTCGGTAACTCCCGGCAACGCCCAGGCAGCTTCCAACTCCTTGATGGTTGGGCCACCCGTTGCCTTCGCGGCGTCTATGAAGGCCGTGAAGCGTTCGGTCGGTTCGCGATTGGCCTCGACGGCATCGAGCCAAGCAGCATGTGCTGCGTCGAACTCGACGCCCAGGCGCAGAAGTTCATGATCGGGCTCGGGCGCGTCGGCTTTCGCCGAAGGCGCCGTCAGCAGCGCGGCGACGGCCGCGTCCAGCGCGTGGTCCTCCCCGGCATCGTCGCGAATGTCCTGTGCAGCGGACATGCGGGTGCTATCAAGGCGGGTGCCCTGTTCCATGGTTTCAGCTCCTTGGGTTCGGGGTTGGCCCTCGCTGGTGTTGCAGCACTGGCGGGGGCCGCTACGTGTCGGGTGGCGCGCCGCGCTCACCCGAAACCTCTCAGATGTCGGTGTCCTCGGGATCGCCGCAGGGCTCGCCGTGCAGGCAGACCGTCAGGGTGCGGGAGGCGGTCAGGCGCGTCTCGGCGCCGAGGGTGATGGTGCCCGTCGCCACGTCGTGGGTGTTCGACGTGTAGAGGCCGCTGCGGACCATCAGGAACAGGGTGGTGTTGATCTCGCCCCCGCCGACTTCCTCGGGCAGGCCGAGCCAGTCCTGAAGGTGACGGAACAGCGCGAAGGGGCAGATCGGCCCAGCGACATGCGCCGTGCGCCGGATCGCTTCGGCGAGGAGGGCGCTACGCCACTCGGGCTGGCCGATTTGCGGGGACTGCTCTTGGGGGCGGAAGGGGACGATCTGTGCCAGCGCTCAGCCCTCCATACGAAGAGCGAGACGACCGGTCAGCCATAGCGTAGCGAGGCCAAGGATTGGAAGGAAGGGAGGGGCCTGGATGAGCATGGGAGGGCTCCACCGCGAGAGGCGATGAAACACGATTACCCGTAATTCAACCCGATTTCAACCCATTTTCGGGTGAATTTGATGGATGAGAAATATCGCACGAAATCAATCGTCTTTTGGCAAATTTGCCTCAGAAGCCCAGTAGGGCGCTTTGCCTTTTTCGAAGATGTGCTTTTTGCCGTCATAGTCTGAAATCTCGACAAGTCCTTCTGAATTTATCCAAATGTAAGAATCATCAAGCATTTCGAATGCAACTTCTTTCTTCGAGTAACTCAGGCGTGCAACATTTGGATGGTCCACAAGCGTTTGCGATGCTGCGGCAATCAGTGATCCAGATCTATTGAATGCTTTCATGAAGCGTTCTGTAAGTGATATATAATCATCTCTGCTCTTGAGGGCTATATCAAGAAGATCTACTATAGCTTCGTTTTCAGAAGTAATCCGCCGGTCTGATTGGAAGCTTTTTATTTCTTGGATAATTTCAGAGGGCACCAACACGGTTACCCTCACGAATCCCTCCGGCTCTTTTGGTTCGATGTCTGGTGGCGAAAATTTGGGTATATTGAGGTCAAGGACTTTTGCCACATCAGGCAGCACCCGAGAGCGACGCGTTAGTCCGCTTTCGATCCGATCAATCGTAGATTGGGTGGTGCCAACTTTGGCGGCCAGATATTCCTGACTCCATCCCATCGCCTCACGCGCGCGACGAACTTTCTCACCGAAATTTTCGCTCATGGGCAACATTCTACCCAGAAGTGGGTAGCTCCAAACAACCCTATTGCGGGTAATGCACAAATGGGTTATTGCGGGTTATGCATCAGAATACGCACCATCCTGCTATGCAAGCGGCGATAGGCCACTTCCGTTCGCAGAAGGCCCTCGCACAGGCAATTGGGTCATCACAGTCTGCGGTCTCACGTATGTTGCTCAAGCAGAACTCAATCTCCGCGGAGCTGGCTATGGCAATCGACTTCGCGACAAATGGACGAGTAAATAAACGAGAACTTCGGCCGGACCTGTGGACTGAGCCAGCTGTTCCTCCTCTGGCACTCGATTTTGAGCATCGGCAATCTTCCAGTGAGTTTTGCAATCCCGAGGAATCCCATTCGAAGCATGCCCCGGCATGACCGCTCGGATCACGAATGCTCACGACCAAACCCGCAAGATGATCAACAACCCGACCGGAACCACGAACATCAGGCCGATCGCCCAGTGGATGTCGTTCCGCGCCTGCTTCAGTTCGTTCTCCAGTTCGGCGATGCGCGCCTCCAGGGCTCGAAACCGCGCCTCATCCATTCCGGGCTCCTTTGGTCCTCGCAGCATCAGTCTTTGGGGTCTTCAGGCATGAGTGCTCTCAACCCTTCCCACCGGTCCTTAGGGCGTTGCCATGGATCTCGATCTCACTGGGCTCGCCCTACTTGTGACCAACCTCGTCATGCTATTTCAATCCTACGTGCTGTGGCGCGTGACTTGGAGGGGGAACACGCGACCCTGTCCCTGTTCGCGCAAGGAGGCGGAGAGGGTAACCGTCACGGGTCCAGGGGCCACACCGGACGGAGTGTAACGCAAGCCGTAAGTCCCTCTGAAGCGCTCGGCTGGCTCGATCAGTGCACGTACGGGCATAGTGTCGAAGGTAAGCCGCCCCTTGTCTCCTCGGGTTTCGAAGTGCCAACCCTGCCCTTCAACCGCGAGGGACTCCACGACGAGGCGCGTCTCACCGCGATTAAGTATCCGGCAGTCGATTTCGCACGCGGTTGGGTCAAGGAGCTTGATGCTGAAATCCAGCAACGGCAGTCGTGCGAGCCTATCCCGTTGCTCGCGTCGGCTGTTCAACCGAAGCGAGAGAAAGGCACAAAGACCACTCACGAACGAAAGTCCCAAGGTCGCATAGGCGCCCCACCACATGGCCGCTCCATCCGTTCGGTTGGCCCCACCCATGGTGACGGGACCGGCCCGTCACTGTCCAGCCGGCCGCAGGCCCTGTCCCGGCACGATGCGCCACGCCTTCGTCTGGTCCGCCAGGGCGGTGAAGGCCCGGTTCAACTCGCTCATGGCGAACGGGATGATCTCCGTGGTGGTCACCACGTCCGCGTCGAGGCTCACCGTGATGTGGATAATCGCCGTGCCCCGGGTGCAATCGAACGCGACGTCGTAGCTCGTGTCGCCGAGATCGGGGCCGAGGCTGCGCGCGACGCTCTCCAGTTCGATCTCGAAGAGCTCTTCTTCGTTCGCCATGGCGGCCTCCTTGGGTTCGGTGTGGGGCGAGCCGGGGCGCTACCGCTCCAGGCGCATCAGGGCGTTGGCGACGGCGCCGAGCAACGCCGCCGCCGGGCCGGCGCCGGGAACCCGGCTCTGATCGTCGAGGCGGTTGGCCAGCCGCTCGCGCGCCGCCGGGCGGTCGGTCATCGGCACCACGGCGATCACGTCCACCACCAGCACCGCCAGGGCATCGCCCAGGGCCTGCAGGTCGGGCCGTCGCCGCGCCGCCGCGCCGGCGGGGAAGGATAGGGCCGCCATGCTGTTGCGGGACTGGATGCGCGCGGCCGAGGTCGACGATGCCGCCCTGGCCGAGAAGATCGGCGACCTCAGCGCCTTCACCGTGCGCAAGCTGCGGTACCGCGAGCGCGGTCCCTCCATCCGGGTCGCGGCCCGGATCGAGGAGTTGTCCGGCGGCATGGTCCGCGCGCCGGACCTGCAGCCGGTGAAGTCGCGCCGCACCCCGGCGGAGGCGTCGTCGTGACCGCCCCCGCCCTCCGTTTCTCCAGCCGCATCGTCGGTCCGTCCGCTCCCGCCCGCCAAGACGTCGCGGCCGGACTGCTCGATGCTGCTGTTCCTGCCTATGGTCTGCACCTCGCGGTCTCCTCTCCGGTGGCGATCCCAATCGACCACAGGAGGCACCCGAGATGTTGGGCAAGTCACCCGAGCCCGCGGGTCAATCACCCAAGGGCCGAGAGGCCGTCGTGATGTCAGCCAGAGCCGAAGCACGCACCCTCGTCGAAGCCATCGCCGGTCCACTGCGGCTCGGTGAGAACGTGAAGGCAGCCCTGTCGCGGGTGGCGCGAGCGACGGGGCTCAACGACCGCCGGGTGCGGGGCATCTGGCACAACGAAGCCCGGTCGATCCGCTCGGACGAGATGGACCGTCTTAGGAAAGCCGCGCGCGAGGCGCGCGCCACGGAGCAGGCACGTGATGAGTACAGGGCCGTCCTCACGAAACTCGCCGCCTGCGGCACGGCCCTGGGCCTTCCGGGCCCGGACGTGGATCGCCCGGCTGATCCTGGGCTGGGCCTCGGGCCTCGCGGTGATGATCGCGCCGTGGATCGAGGATCCTGAGCCGTGATCCCGCTGACCCACGCGCAGCCGCCGCCCTAACCGGCCGGTAGCCGACCCCCAGCCCTCATCCTTCCCCGCCCGACACGGTGCTCCCGAACCCCGGAGCTTTGGCCGATGCCCCTTGCTGTCCTCGCTCCGTCCCGAACCGCCGTCCGCATGCCTTCACAGGGAGCTTCGTCATGGGTGAGGTGATCGACCTCAAAGCGGCACGCGATGCCCAGATGACCAGCGCCTTCGCCGAGTATGCGGCGGCGAAGAACCGGGCCGACGAGACCCTGCGCATCCTCGACATGATCGCGGCGGCGCGGGCCTGGGAGCGGTTCATCCTCCTCGCCATTCCGGATCCCCGTCAGCGGATCGGCCTGCTGTGACCTCGGCCCCGACAGGACTGGCGCATGCCCGTGGCACTCAGGTTCGGACGCCCATGGCAGATGTGATCCCGGCGGACCTCGACACCGAGGCCGGTCTGATCGGGTGCGTGCTGACGTCCCCGGCGGTGTTCCCGCTGGTGCAGCACCTCGTGGCGCCCGAGCACTTCCACGAGCCGCTGCACGCCTACCTTTGGGAGACCATCGCGGCGGTGAGTGCGTCGGGTGACACGCCGAATTATATGAAGATCCGGGCCGCCATCGGCCCAGCGGCGGGTGGCCGCGACATCGGTGGGCGCACCCTCGTCCAATACCTCACCAACATCACCGCCAACGGCGTCGTGCCGGCCTTCGCCGAGGAGTACGCCCGGACGGTGCAGCAGTACTGGCAGCTGCGCGAGTTGGCCGCCACGACCAGCAACGTGCGCGAAGGCGGCCCCGTGATTCCCGGACCGACCCTGGAGCGGATCTACGCCGAGGTCGACAAGGTTCGGGCGAGCTTCGTTTCACAGAAGTCCACGAGCGCCACCCTAGCCGAGGCCGGCGAGGTGCTGATCGCCGGCATCACTGCCGACCTGCAGGGCACCGCCGTGAAGCTCGCCAGCAGCGGCATCCGCACCTTGGATCGAGAGATCGGTGGCGGCCCGCAACCGGCGAACCTCATCACCGCCGCTGGCCGCACCTCGATGGGCAAGTCCATCCTCGGCACCGAGATCGCCCTGGCGATGTCCGACCAGGGCTGCGCCACGATCTACCATTCCCTCGAGATGTCCCGGCGCCAGATCGCGGCGCGCACGGCGTCCAGCGAATTGCAGCGCCGGAACATCCGGATCTCCTACGAGCAGATCATGCGCCGGGGCGGCCTCGATTATCGCCAGGCCGAACTCGTCGCCGGCGTGGTCTACGAGCAGCGCCAGCAGCCGATGACCATCGAGGATGGCGGTGGCCGCACCATCGGCGACATCGCCGCCTCTTCGGACCGGCTGGCCAACGCCTACGCCCGGAAGGGTACGGCGCTCGGCTGCGTGGTAATCGACCACGCTCACATCGTCCGCCCGGCCCGCGCCTACCGCCGCGAGGACGAGGGGTTGAAGGAGGTGGCCGACGGGGCGCTCGCCCTGGCCAAGCACCTCGATTGCCCAGTCTTCCTACTGGCGCAGTGCAACCGCGGCCCCGAGGGGCGCGAGGACAAGCGCCCCGGCCTCGCCGACATCCGCGGGGCCGGCGCGTTCGAGGAGAACTCGGACACGGTGATCTTCCTCTACCGGCCGGGCTACTACGCCGAGCGGACGCAGGCGTTTCGCGACGGCTGTCCGAACGCCCGGGACGATTTCGACCGGGTCCGGCACGACCTCGAACTCATCATCGACAAGAACCGCGCCGGCCGCCCGAACCAGACCGTGCGGGTCTGGGTCGACCCTGCGCTCAACGCCATTCGAGATCGGTGAGGCGGCGATGAAGGGCGAGTTCTACAAGATGGACTACGAGGCCTGGGACGAGGGCACCGATGGTCTGTCGCTCGAACAGGAGGCCGCATACCTCCGGCTTTGCCACCAACTCTACCGGCGCAAGGCCTCGATCCCGAATGCTCCGGCGACCCTCGCCCGCATCTGGCGCTGCCATCCGAACAAGGCCCGCAAGCTCCTCGCGGACCTCGTGGCCGCCGGGAAGGTCGTCGAGAAAGACGGACACCTGACCAACACCAGGGTGACACGTGAGCTAGACGACAGGGAGACGCGCCGCACACAAAAGGCGGACGCAGGGCACACAGGAGGAACACGTGCCCAGGAAAATCGGCGTAAGTCCCTGAAAACGCTGACTCCAGATCAAGCATCTGCCGGACTGCCGGACAAGCAAAATCAAGCAGAGAAAGAGGGAGAGGGAGAGAAAGAAGATACCCCTAAAGTCCCCAAGGGGACCGACACGGGGTTCGATCGATTTCGAGCTGCCTTCCCGCCAAAGCACGTCAGCTTCCCGACCACCCAGGCCCGGAAACGCTACGACCAAGCGATTAAGGCTGGGGCCACCCCCGACGAGATCGAGGCCGGCGCGAAGGCCTACGCCGCCGAGCAGCTCCGCATCGGCAAATCCGGCACCGAGTTCGTGAAATCGGCCGACAGCTGGCTCTTCCAGCGCCGGTGGCTCGACTACGCCAAGCCGGCTGGCGAGCCTCAGGGCGCACCGGCGCCGAAGCTCAACCTCGAACAGGACCGCCGGCACCGCCTGCGCCTCGCCATCGACCACTTCCGCGACGAGTGGCGCCAGGGGACCGATGAGCAGTACCGGCCGGGCACGCCGGGCTGCACCACGGCACCCGAAATCCTCGAGGAGGCGCGTCTGGCCGTGGCGACCGAGCGAATCCTGACGGAGCGCCCACCGGCAACCAATGCCGCCTGAGATCCCCACCCCGTCGCGTACCGAGAGCCACCCATGACCGTCCAAGCCAAGAGCCAGCGAGCGAAGGGCAAGCGCCAGCGGGAGCGCGAGCGCCGTCAGCGCCGGGCCGAGCGGCGCGGAGCTGCCGGCACCACGGCAACGTCCGGCACTGTCCAGGCCGCCCCCAGCGCACGCAGCATCGCCGATCCGATCTGCGGCGTGGCTTCGCCCGTCATCGATCCCTCCCTGTGCTGGTTCATTGCCAAGACGATGCCCCGGATGGGTGATCGGGCTCTCAAAGCCTTGCAGGATGCCGAGGTGGTGACCTACCAACCCCGCTCGACCGAGGTCGTGGTCCGCCGCGGCCGCCGGGTGGTCCGTCGGACGCCCATGCTCATCCGCACGGTGTTCATCGGCGTGCGGGACCTCGGGCATCTGGACACGGCCCGGACCAGCCTCGGCGTGGCCGAGATCGTCTCCCGTCCCGTCGAGGACACCGCCACGGAGGGCAACATCGCCGGGCTCGTCCTGAAGCCCGCCCGGCTCGACGCGGACGGCCTCCAGCGGTTCGTCGACGTCATCGCCCGGGGGGAGATCGTCGAGCCCGTGGGCATCAAGCCGGGGCAGAGCGTGATAGTCACCACCGGGCCGTTCGCCACCTTCCCGGCCATCGTCGAGGAGATCCTGCCGAACGACCGGCTGAAGGTCGCCGTCAGCCTGTTCGGCCGGCCTTCGCCCGTGGAGCTTGGGATCGCGGATGTGCAGGTGGGGTGAGAGAGCGCGGCCTGCGACCTCCATGAGTACGCCGCCGAGGCCGCTTGGAAGGAGCACAACCGTCGCGTTGCAAACGGCGAGGCGTCCAATCGCACGATTGGCCTGATGATGGCTTCGCCCGTTAGCTAGGCGTGGGAGGGCCACTGGCAGCGTTAAGAAAGGGGTTAGGCGGACGACCCTTGCCGTCCGGAAAACGCACCCGGCGCGTTGAAGTTCGGCCTTTGTCTGGCCCAGGGGCGCCACGTTTTGCGCACGGGCCTCCCGAGTGGCCGAAAGGGGTAAACGGCCGCTGGCGCCCCCTCCAGGGCTCGAATTCGCCCGGTTTAAAACTGGACTGTTGACGTGGGGTTGGCCGCGAGTCATATTGACGCTCGGGCGGGGGAACCTCTGCCCAAAAACGACAAAAGACCAGGGCTTCCGACCCCGGCCTTCTTGTCTTAACCGCAGGAGCCTTGGAGGGCCTGCAGCTATCTAGGTGACACGCGCATTTTATGCGTGCCTGATGGCATGTCAAGTTCTCCAAGGCTCCTTACATAAAGGAAGCCTTATATGACGCCCTCAGCCCGGCGCCCCTCGCGCCGCCTCTCTCCCGAAGACGCTATGGTGGTCTGGCTCCGACACTGGAACGGCGAGTTCCAGAACCGGATTGCGGCCAGCTTCGACGTGAATCCTGCCCGTGTTAACGAGGTCCTTAAGGGGCGTCGTTATCCCGAAAGTCGGTCGGCTGCGCTCGCGCACCGCTCGGCCACCTAGGGAGGACCGGCATGGCTAAGAAGCCCCCCCTCGCGAAACCTCGCCCGCCGTCTCGACTCTCGCCTCCGGCGTCCTGTCGGGTCGGATCACGCCCTCAAAGGCCCAAGTTCTGACCTTGGCAGCGACTGCCCTCGGGCAGGACCAGACCAAGGGCCAGAAGCCGAAGCGCTGAGTTACCCGGCTGAGTAATTTTGGAGAGGCGCAACCGTGAGGTTGCGCCTTTTGGCTAGCGAGCCCGCCACACCTGCCCCGCCTGCATGCGCTTCCCCTCCGCCATCCGGCACGCGCATCTTCCTGAGCGCGCAGCCCACGCGGCGCGTCACGTCTGTGAGTAACCTCCAGTCCCGGCTGTCCTTCCCTTCCGTCTGACACACTGATTCGGCCAACTGGGGAGCCGTCATCGGCTTCTTCGCCTTGCGTAGCTCGGCAACCCCGCCTTCTACGCCACCCGTCGGCGCCACTTCTCGGGGGCTGGATGCCGTTCGTGAGCGAGGGCAAGGGCCTCCAGCCATTCGACCACGTCCGGCGGTACGACGGCGTCTCCGGAGGCCCAGCGTCTCACCAAGCGGTCATCGCAGGACAGGGCATCGGAAAGCCCCCGCTGCGACCAGCGCAGCAGGGCCAGCACCTCGCGAAGGCGAACCGGCGTCACGGAAAGAAGATTTTGATGACGGCTGCCGTGCCGCCGATCAGCGCTGCCGTCGCGGCCACCGTCGTCGCCACGATCTGCCAGGGGGCGATGGCGCGGTCGCGATCCAGTTTGGCCGCCTCGGCGCGGAGCTTGGCTTGCTCCTCGACGAACTTCTGTGTTTCGGCGTTGGAGCGCAGGACGCGAGCGACCTGCTCCGCGATGTCCAGACTGTTTGGGGCGGACGTGTTTGCCATCGGGGTCAACCCTCGATCCGGCCGGGGCAACCCCTCAGCCATGTCCGCAATGTGAGGGGCTGTCAGGCGAGCGTCAAGGAGTGCTCATCGCATGACGTGGTGCTGACTATGCCCCTGAAGAACGACCATGGTGACCTAATCGCGATCGGCACCGAAGGCATGATCGTGAGCGTCCACGGTTACGGCCAGAGCTACATGGTCGAGTTTGCAAAGCCGCTGGGCGCTCCCGCCATGGCTGAGCCGCACGAGGTCGGGCTGCAATAACTTCTGCCCCTTGAGCGCTACGGCGTAGACTCGAACGGGCGCGCCTTCGGGAGGCAACTGCAGCGGAGACGATAGGATAGGCGCTTTGAGCCTGTGGTGAGGACACGCGGCGAAAGGCCAAGCTTCACGGAACTGTGACCCCGGTCCTACGCAACGATCCCGGATGAGATCGCTTGGCCAACGTGCTGCACGTTCGTGCTGCCCAAATCATCCCTGTCTAATGAGTTTTTTGATGACGCCTCAGTTCTGGCTATGGCTCGGCTTCGCGGGCATGGCGGCGGGTGCCGCTGCGATCCTCTATCTGGCGAAGAGGAGAACGCAGGCCGAGGAGGCTGATGGCATCATCCATGGGATCGTGCCGATCATCGCGGCCTGCTCCTACTTCGCCATGGCGACCGGACAAGGCAGCATCGTTCTCCCGGCCGGACCCGATGCGGCCGATGTCGCGCGCCAGTTCTACTTCGCCCGCTACATCGACTGGACCTTCACCACGCCCCTGCTGCTTCTTGGCCTCGCCCGCACCGCGATGCATTCGGGAATGCGCCGGCCGGCCATCGTCTGGGGCCTGATCGGCTCCGACCTCATCATGATCGTGACCGCGCTGGCGTTCGGCCTGTCGACGGTCGCCTGGATCAAGTGGATCTGGTTCGCCATCTCCTGCGGCGCCTTCCTCGCCGTGTTCTACGGGATCTTCGTTCAGCTCCGTGAGGAGAACGCGGCCGAGCGTGCCGATATCCAGTCCGCCTTCCGGCGCAACGCCGTGTTCCTGTCCGTCGTCTGGTGCATCTACCCCGTCGTGCTGCTCGTGGGTCAGGACGGCTTGGGCATCCTGTCGCCGACCATGGCTCTGGCCGTCGTCGCGCTCTCGGATCTGACCGCGAAGGTCGTCTATGGCGTGATGGCGACGCTCTCGACGACGCGTGCCGTCGACCGCGACTTGGCTGAGGGCAAGGCCACGGCCACGCCGCTGCGCCGCGCGGCCTGATCGGCATGGCGGCTCGTGCGTCCATTCCGGTCTTCGGAAAGCCCGATGCGGCGAGCCGCCACCATGCGTGGCCGGCGGCAAGTCTCCTGCCCCTGGCCGGCGCTGTCGTAGCGCTCGGTCTCATGGCCTCGGCCTACCTGCCTCGTGAAGCGTCTTGGCTCGTTGCCCTGACGGTGGTGATCGTCCTCGGCGTTCCGCATGGCGCCCTGGACGGTGCGGTGGCCGCACCGCTCATGCGCCCGCGCTACGGCCGGGCGTGGTTCGGGATCTTCGCGATCCCGTATCTCGGCCTTGCGGCTCTCGTTCTCCTCGCCTGGGCGGTCGCACCCCTCCTCACCCTGGCCGGCTTCCTTGCCCTCTCGGTCTTACATTTCGGGGAGGAGGATGCTGGTACGGGGCGACCGTTCGAGGCCTTCGTCCGCGGCGGTTTGCCGATTGCGCTTCCGGCATTACTGCGGCCCGAGGAAACCGCCGGGCTGTTCGCCGTGGTCACGCGCGTGCCGATGCCGGAGCTTCCCGTGTGGTGGACGGCTGCCTCCTGGTTCTGGTTTGCCCTGGCGGTCATTTGGATCGTCGCGCGTCGGCGGCCACAGGGTGTGCTGATAGAAGTCGCTGTCCTGGCCGTCGCGTTCTGGCTGCTCCCGCCTCTGACCGCGTTCACCCTCTACTTCGTTGGTCTTCATGGCCCCCGGCACATGCGTGCCCTCGTGCGTGATCCGAACCGCGCGCCCCGCGTCGATACGATGCGCAAGGCCGTCCTCGCATCCCTGCCGGTGTTCGGCCTTACCCTCATGCTCGGTGCAGCCCTGTGGCCGCTCTACAGCGCTGGCTCGCCCGATGAGCCCTCAACCCTGCTGGCCCTCACCCTGCAGATGCTGTCAGCCCTGACCGTGCCGCATGTGCTTCTCGATCGTATCGTGGAGCAGCGTACGATCTAATTTCCGGTATGCTGACGACCACCCGTTTTGGTGCCATGGCGGCCGGCAGTCCCCCATGGGGGTTGCCCAAACTGGGCACGCCGGTCATCTTACCGGCATGACGTTTCAGTTCGCCTATCAGTTCACGCCGGACGTGCTGCAATCGGGCCTGCGGGATCTCGATGCCGTGGTGCTGACCGTGCCTCTGAAGAGCGACGATGGCGACCTGATCGCGGCCGGAACCAAAGGCACGATCGTGAGCGTCCATGGCGACGGCGAAAGCTACGTGGTCGAGTTCGCCGAGCCACTTGGTGCTCTCGTCACGGCTGAGCCGCACGAGGTTCGCGCCGTAAAAGCCCCCGACGCTTGAGCGACAAGACGATTCAGGTTCGCTGGTTCATCGACGGGCCGAAGGTCTCGGCCTATTTGCTGAACCCCGATCATCCGGTCGGAGGGTCAAAGGCCAAGTACCTACTTGGGTTCGGGTTCTCTGCCGATGAGCCGAGAGTGCTGGCCGAGGCCCTGGTTGATCACGCCATGATGAACGCGCCCGGTACCGTCGTCCGGCAGGCGAAAGGGCCAGACCGTGCCGTGTTCGAGGGGACGGTCACGGCACCCGATGGGCGAGAGATACCCCTGCGCACAGTGTGGGAAGCCGGCAAGCCCTACGAGATGCGCTTCATCACGGCAGTGCCGCTGACACGTTGAGACGCAATACCCTGTGCAATAGCATTGCGGAAAGCGTGCTCGTGTAATAAATTGCGATCTTAGCACTGTAGGCGCTGTACTCTCCCGTCGCGGGATCGATGTTGAGCCCCTAAGGAGACGGTCGAACCCGCTTCTCCACTTTGAAGGCTGGTCCTGAGGATCGTCCCCCATTGGGGGACACTTTAACGAGCGCCACCCTATGCATTCGCCGAATGGAGCAGCCCGGTAGCAGTGCCCGAGGTCGTGAGCGAGCGGTTGAACCGCCCAATCCGATCGGTCAGCATGCCTTCGCTCACCTCTCAAGGGTCGCGACCATGTTCTACGACTCGGTGCACAGGCTCCGCCTCTGGCTATGGAGGCGTCAGGAGCGGATGCTGGAACGCACCCACCGGCTGAGACGAGCAGAGGACGCCTCGACCCTTCCGAGCGCCTCCGGAACCGCCGGATACGCGGCAGGCGCCGATGCTGGCTTCCACGCAGGCATGTTCGCCGGATACGAAAACACCAACATCAACATCAACTCGGCGACCTGTTTGGACAGCGGATCGTTGGGCGGCGGCGGGGATTAGGCAGGACATGGGCGACCGCGTCGACCAGCGCCTTGCCGACCTCGTTCGCGCGGCCGTCGCCTACGACGAAGCGGAACGGCGGGGCAGCAGCGCTCAGATGACGCCGCGCAGTAAGGCCCTCGTCATCGCCTTCGGCGACTACAACGACGCCGTTCATTGGGCCCGCGATGGTCGCACCGAGTATGCCGCAGCGGGCGGCCCGAAGGGAGTGGCCTCCCGCGACTGATGAGACCGATGTCCTATGGCAGGGGACCCTGGGAGCCCTGGGTGTATACGGGTGGTCGGGGTCCCCAAACTTTCTAGCGCCAGGGTCCGAAAACCCGGTAACGCGGTTGGGTAACGGGTAACGGGTAACGCTCCGATGGCAGATCCCGAACCGACGATCCTGATGTCGCAGGCCGAGTTCGCCCGGCGACGCGGCGTGTCGAAGAAGACCGTCACCGAGTGGAAGGGCAAGGGCCTCCTCGCGATGACCGCCGACGGAAAGGTCGACGTCGAGGCGAGCGAGTGGAACCTCGACCAGCGCCCGGCGACCTACCGGGGCGGCACGGCGCATCGGCCGGTGCGAACGGTCCCGAAGCCCGAACCGGATCCGCGCAAGGCCAAGCCCGAACGCGCCAAGCCGAAGGCGAGCGAGGCACCGCCGCCGCGACCGTCCGATGGCGACGAGGGCGACGACCTCGACCTCGACGCCGAGAACCTGCCGACGCCGCAGGCCATCCGGCGCAAGGAGAACTTCCTCGGTCTCCAACGCCGACAGGAGTTCAGCCGCAAGCAGGGCCAGCTCGTCGATCGGGCCGCCGCCGAAAAGCTGTTCTTCGACACGGCCCGTAACCTGCGCGACGCCTGGGCCAACTGGCCCGCCCGCATCGCGGTCGTCATGGCCGATGAACTGAAGGTCGATGCGCGCACGCTCAACACGGTCCTGACCGCGCATGTCCAGCAGCACCTCCGCGAACTCGGAGAGCCCGAGGCCGACCTACCTCGATCTCGCGAGCCTTGAACGGTCCTGGCGCAAGGGGCTGACCCCGGCGCCGGACCTCAACGTCGTCGAGTGGGCCGAGGAGTACCGGAAGCTCAGCAAGGAATCGTCGAACGGCGGCCGGTTCGTCACCGCTCGCGTCGAAGTGGCCCGCGGCCCGATGCTGGCCGCCACCGAACCCGGTGTCGCCACCATCACGCTGATGGCGTGCACGCAGTTGCTGAAAACCACCGTGATCGAGAACATCCTCGGCCGGTTCATCCACATCGACCCATGCCCCATCCTCGTGGTGCAGCCGAAGGACGACGCGGCCGAGACCTTCTCGAAGGACCGGCTGGCGCCGATGATCCGCGACACCAAGGTGCTGCGGGACCTGTTTGGCGACGCCAAGGCGACGGATGCCGGCGCCACCCTGACGCACAAGCAGTTCCCTGGGGGCCACGTGACCCTCGTCGGATCGAACAGCCCGACCAACCTCGCCATGCGGCCGATCCGGCTGCTGTGCTGCGACGAGATCGACAAGTATCCGCTCTCGGCCGGCGGCGAGGGCCCGCCCATCGACCTCGCCGAGGAGCGTCAGGCCGAGTTCAAGACCAACAGTTTGAGCGTGCGGGCCTGCTCGCCCACCGTTACCGGGCGCAGCGCCATCGAGGCATCCTACGACGAGAGCGATCAGCGCAAGGCGTTCGTGCGCTGCCCGCACTGCGAGGACTGGCACCCCCTCGAATGGGAACAGGTGCGGTTCGATAAGGACGAGGGCGGCAAGATCCGCGCCGAGAGCGCGCGCTATGAGTGCGTCGGCTGCGACAAGCCCTGGACCGAATCGCAGCGCCTCGTCGCACTGCGCAAGATCGAATGGCGCCAGACCCGGGCCTTCACCTGCTGCGGTGAGAACCAGGTGCCCGAGCGTTGGGCGCCCGAGGCGCACGGGGTTCGCCGCGCCCTGTGCCTCCACTGCGGGGCCATGGCAGTGCCCAACGATCACGCTGGATTCGTCGCATCCAAGCTCTACGCGCCGAAGCAGACGATCCGCGAGACGGTGGCGAAGTTCGCCCGCGCGCTGAGACGGGGGCCGGAGGCGTTGCGGACCTTCTTCAACACCCAGCTCGCCCGCACGTGGAAGGAAGGCGCGGACGCGCCGGACTGGCAGGACGTCTACACCCGGCGGGACAGCTACCTCGCCGGCACCGTCTCGCGCGGCGTCCTCATCCTGTTCGGTGGCGTCGACGTCCAGAAGGACCGCCTCGAGGTCAGCGTCTGGGGCTTCGGCCGCAACCGGGAGCGCTGGCTGATCGAACACCGCGTGCTGCCCGGCGACACCAACCGCGCCCCGGTCTGGAAAGACCTCGAGGCGATGTTCGGCGAGACCTGGGAGCACGAGAGCGGCGCCGACATGACGGTGCGCGATTGGGGGATCGATTCGAGCGGCTTCACGGCGGAGGTTTACGCCTTCGTGCGCAGTCAGGCCGGGCGACCGGTCCACGCGGTGGATGGCCAGGACAGCTATGCCGCGGCTTTCCTCGGTGTAGGTGCGAAGGATGCGACCCCGGCCGGCAAGAAGCTGCGCCGCGGCCTGAAGACGATCCGGGTGGGGGCGTCATTCGCCAAGCAGGAACTGATGGGGTGCCTCGCGCTCCAGCGGCCGAGCGACGGCAAGCCGTACCCGGCCGGATTCGTCCATCTGCCGCGCGACGTCACCGAGGATCAGGTGAAACAGCTCACCGCCGAGGAACTCGTCACGCACGTCACCCGTGGCCGCACCCGGCGCGAGTGGGTGCCGATCGGTGGCCGGCGCAACGAGGTGTTGGACTGCGCGAACTACGCCCGAGGGCTCGCCGCCATGCGCGGCTGGGACCGGTGGCGCGAGACCCACTGGCGCGAACTCGAAGGCGCCTTGGGGATCGAGCGCGACCGCCCAGCCGGATTGCCGGAGGCATCGGTGCCCGAGGCCGTGGTTGCCGCCGGATCGCTCGCGGCGCGTAACCTCCAGCGCGCCAGCGCCAAGCGCAGCCGGGTCAGAAGCCGAACGACGAGGTAGGCCATGGCCGCGACCATCGAGAAGCAGATCGCGGCCCTTGAGACCGCCATGGGCAGCGGCGCCCTGCGCGTCGAGGCGCCCGACGCCGCGACGATCACCTACCGGAGCTACGACGAGATGCGCCGGGCCTTGGCCGACCTGCAGCGCCGGAAGGCGGCGAAGGATGCCGGTGCCGGAGTGGCCCGGCGCCGCACCCGTCAGATCGTCACCACAAGCCGCAGCGGATGGTAGGCGTGCGCCAGCCTGTCCGCTTCCGCGTCAAGGGGACCCGCGACTACGTCGAGCCCGTGGCCATGGACCTGTCCGGCCTCGACGTGACCGTGGCACCCGAGAGCGGAGCTTACGATATCGCCAACGGGGCAGGCCGGCGGTCGCGGGCCTGGCGCGTCGGTAGCTACGGGCCGAACACCGCCATCGTCTACGCCCTCGACGAGCTGCGGCGGAAGTCGCGCGATCAGGCTCGCAAGAACCCCTACGCCGTGGCGGCCGTCGACCGCCTGGTCACGAACATCATCGGCACCGGGATCAGCCCGCGTTCCACGGCGGCCCGCTCGACCGAGGGGATGAGCAAGGCGCAGGCGAAGCGGATCAAGAAGGAGGACGCCGCGTTTCGCGCGGATCTCCAGCGCCTGTTCCTCGACTGGACCGACGAGGCCGATTCCGTCGGCACCCACGATTTCTACGGCCTGCAGGCCCTGGCCGTGGCCGGCATGGTGGATGGCGGCGAGACCTTCGTCCGCCTGCGCACCCGGCGTCCCGAGGACGGGTTGACCGTCCCACTCCAGCTTCAGATCCTTGAGGGGGACCACTGCCCTCACCTCAAGTCCGATCCGGCCGCCCGCATCCGCCAGGGCATCCAGTACGACGCCATCGGCAAGCGGTCCGGGTACCACCTCTACCGCGAGCATCCCGGCGACGGGGTGATGACGGCGGACGCCATCGAGCTTGCCCTCGTGCCGGCCACCGACGTCTGCCACCTCTACCGCGCGCGCCGCCCCGGCCAGGATCGCGGCGAACCTTGGCTCGCCCAGGCCCTGCGCACGCTCTACGACCTCGACGGCTACCTCGATGCCGAACTGATCCGGAAGAAGAACGCCGCCCGGCTCGTCGGCTTCGTGAAGCGCATCCTGGCGGACGGGGCCGAGGAGAGCGGGGCAGGCGGCGGTCCGCTCGGCACCGACGCACCGGACGACGATGGCGCGGCCACCCTCGATTTCGAGCCCGGCACCATCCAAGTGTTGGCCGACGGCGAGGACATGACCTTCAGCGATCCGAAGGACGTCGGGCCGAACTTCGAAGCCTTCGTGCGCGAATCCAAGCGCGGCATCGCGGCGGCCTGCGGCTTGCTCTACGAGATCCTCAGCGGCGACTACAGCCAGTTGAACGATCGAACCCTGCGCGCCGCGCTCAACGACTTCCGCCGCGCCGTCGAGCGCTGGCAGCATCACCTCGTCGTATTCCAGATGTGCCGGCCGATCTGGATCCGGTTCATCGACCTCGCCTTGTTGTCCGGTGCCCTGAAGCTCCCCGCTGGGATGAGCCGGAAGGACGCCTACGCGGCGAACTGGATCCCGCAGGCTTGGCCGTACATCCACCCCGTCCAGGACGTGCAGGGCAAGACCATGGAGATCCAGGCGGGTCTCTCCACCCGCAGCCGGAAGGTCGCCGAGGGCGGCTACGACGCCGAGACGGTCGACGCCGAGAACAAGGCCGACAACGACCGGGCCGACGAACTCGGCCTCGTCTACTCCAGCGACGGCCGCCAGAGGGCGAAGGGCGATCCCGCATCCGCGGGCGCCGACGATCCGGCCCCCGAGCCGACCCCGGCCGCGATCTGAGCGGCCACAACACCACCTCACGGAGGCACCATGGCCGCTCTGGTCAATGGGAACGAGATCATCCTCACCGGGACGGTCGGCGATCTCTATTGGGACGACAGCTTCACGTCGGCCGATGTCATCTTCGCGCTGGCGCAGGTCGGCCGCGAGCAGGACATCACGATCCGGCTCAACAGCGCGGGCGGCGTCGCGACCGAAGGCGCCGCCATCCACTCGGCCATCGCCGCGCACAAGGGGCGCAAGGTGATCGTGGTGGAGGGCATTGCCGCATCGGCCGCGTCCGTCATCGCGATGGCGGGCGACGAGGTGGTGATGTCGCTCGGCTCCCTGATGATGGTCCATGACCCATCGGGCTTCACCTTCGGTCCGATCACGGAGCATGAGCTCTCGATCCGGATGCTCCAGGCCCTCGCGACGTCGATGGCCGGCATCTACGCCGAGAAGACCGGCAAGACGGTCGCGGACGCCCGCGCCGACATGCAGGCCGAGCTCTGGATGACGCCCGACGAGGCCGTGGCCGCCGGCTACGCGGACCGGACCCTGGCCCGCGCCGCGAACGACGACTCCGAGCCGCAGCCGACGGCCTTCGACTACCGCCTTTTCCAGCATCCGCCGGAGCGCCTCGTGGCCCTGGCCGATCAGCACGCGTGGACGAAACGCGCCCGTCCCACCGCGGCCTCGCCGGCCGTTCCCCCACGCCAGAAGGAGAACACCATGGCGAACGAACCGGCGGGCAGCGAGCCCGTCGTCCCCCCTGATCCCACCGCGGCACTGGCCGCCACCGTCGAGGGCGCCCGGAATGCCGCCACGGCATCCACCGTTTCTCGGGCCGACGCCTCCGAGATCGCCAAGCTCTGCGTCGAGGGCGGTGTGCCGGCGATGGCGGCAACGCTGCTGGCGGAAGGCGCGACCGTTGCCCAGGCCAAGGAACGTATCGGTGCCGCCGGTGAGGTGACAAATCTCGTCGCGCTCGCGCGGCGCAAGGACCCCAGCCTGCCGACCAACCTCGCCGCCACGATGCTCGCCGAGGGCAAGACGGTCGAGCAGGCGCGAGCTGCCCTCTTCGACAAGCTCGTCGCCCACGAGGATCGCACCTCGATCTCGTCTCACCCGCCGGCCGCTCAGGGCAACGCCGGTCCCACCGCATCCGCCACCAGCATGGAGCGTGAGCTCAAGCGAGCTGGCATGAAGAAGGACGCTTGATCATGGCCTTGCTCGAAACCGCACAGGTCGGCTCCGACTGGCTGAAGACCGAGGACGGCAGCTATCGCAGCCGCGACACCGCCATCATCGCCTCCGGCGCCGGCAAGCTGAAGACCGGTACCGTTCTCGCCCAGGTGGCAGCCACCGGCAAGTACTTCCCCGCCGCAGCCAGCGGCGCCGACGGCACGCAGACCGCCGTGGCGGTGCTGTTCACCCCGGTCGACGCCACCAGCGCCGACCAGAAGGCCGTGATCGTCTCGCGGCACGCCACCGTGAGCCACAACGGTCTCACCTACGGCCCCACCATCAACGATGCGACGAAGCGCGCGGCGGCCAACGGCCAGCTGAAGGCGGTCGGCATCATCGTGCGCGAAGGAGCGTAAGCCGATGCCCACCATCCTCGACATCTTCAATCAGGACGCCTTCTCGGCGGCCTCGCTCACCGGCAACATCTCCATGGTGCCGAACGCCTATGGCCGGATCAACGAGCTCGGGCTGTTCGCGGCCGAGCCGGTTCCGACCACGTCCGTCATCGTGATCATCGAGAACGGCGTGCTGAACCTGCTGCCCACCCGCCCGCGCGGCGGCCCGGCCAGCCTCGGCACTCGCGGCAAGCAGAAGCCCGCATCCTTCGTCGTGCCCCACATCCCGCACGAGGACAGCGTGCTGGCCACCGACGTGCAGAACATGCTGGCGCTCGCCACCGGTGGCGGTGCCGGTCTCGAAACCGTCCTCGGCTTCGTGAACCGCAAGCTGATCACGATGCGGCGCAAGCACGCCATCACCCTGGAGAACTTGCGGATGGGCGCCATGAAGGGCGTCATCCGCGATTCCGACGGCAGCGTCCTCCTCGACCTGTTCGCCGCCTTCGGCGTCACCGAGAAGGTGGTCGACTTCGCTCTGGGCACGGCCAGTACCGACGTGGTCGGCAAGTGCCAGGACGTGACCGGTTACATGGAGGACAATCTCCTCGGCGAGACGATGACGGGCGTGCACGCGCTCGCCTCGCCCGAGTGGTTCCGGAAATTCGTCACGCATGCCAGCGTGAAGGAGGCCTACAAGTACTACGCCTCTGCGCCGAACCCGCTTCGCCAGGACGTGCGCAAAGGGTTCGAGTTCGGCGGCATCACCTTCGAGGAGTACCGCGGCAGCGCATCCTTCATGCAGGAGGATGGCACCGCCAGCGTGCCACAGCGGTTCATTCCGGCCGGCGACGTGCGGTTCTTCCCGCTCGGCACCACCGACACCTTCACGAACTACTGGGCGCCCCCGGACTTCTGGGGAGAGGTGAACCAGGCCCCCGCCAGCGCCGACGCCGAGGTGTTCGTCGCCCCGCTCGAGCCGAAGAAGTTCGGCAAGGGCATGGACATCCACACGGAGTCGAACCCGCTCCCGCTCGTGAAGCGCCCCGCGCTCCTCGTGCGCGGCACCACCTCGAACTGACGGGGGCGAGCATGCGGTTGCGCGAACAGGGCAACGCGGGCGGCGAGGTCGTCACCCTGGGCTGGGACGAGGCGCAGACCGCGCTTCGAGCCGGTACCCACGAGGTGGTCGACGACGCCGACGATGGCAAGGCGATCAGCGGTGAAAAGGGTCCCGAGCCCGACGCGCCGGTCGACGATCTCGACACCAAGACCAAGCCGGAACTCGAGGCGCTCGCCGCCGAGCGCGGCGTCGACATCTCGAAGGCCAAGACCAAGGCCGATGTCATTGAGGCGCTGCGCGCGTCGAAATGACCACCTTCGCCCTGGCCGTCGACGCCATGTTCGACGATCCGAACATGGCCGAGGACGCGATCTGGCGCGCGGGCGGAGCCGCCGAAGGCCTGCCCGTGCGCATCCGGTACCGCTCCCCCGAGGCCATCGTCGGGTTAGGCGGCAACCAGTTCGACCTCGTCGCCACCCTGATCGAGGTGCGGCTGTCCGAGATAGCCGAGCCAGCCAAGGGTGATCAGGTCGACGTCCTCGACGACGACGGCGCCGTGCGGGAAACCCTCGAGGTCACCGGCCTCTCGCGGATCGACGCGCGCAAGCTCGTCCGGACCTGCGAGGTGGCGTCGCTCGCCCCGGACGACGATCCGTGAAGTTCTCAGCCGCGGTGCCGGACCTGCGCGAATTGATGGCCGGCACGGAGGTGCGGATCGCCAAGTCCGTGACCGCCGGCATGCGCGACGTCACGGACGGACTGAAGCAGGACCTGCGCGCCGACGTGGTGCGGGCGGGTCTGGGCCAACGTCTCGCGAACACCTGGCGCGGGCAGACCTTCCCGAAGACCGGCGAGAGCGTCGAGGCCGCCGCCTACCTCAGCACCAACGCCCCCAAGCTCATCGACGCCTTCGACCGCGGCTTCACCATCACGGTCCGGAACAGGAAGTTCCTGGCGATCCCGACACCGGATGCGGGGGTGCGGCAGATCTCGGTGAAGCGCGGCGCCGCCTCGACGGGCTACGTCCTCACCCCGGCCGCCTGGGAGCGTGAGACCGGCGTGAAGCTTCGCTTCGTCCCGACCAAGACCGGCGGGGTGCTGGTCGCGGACGCATTCTACCGGCGCCAGGCCGCGCGGTACCAGGGACGCAAATCCTTCCGGGCGATCAAGGAAGCCGGCCCGGCCCAGGGCCGCTCCTTCGTCGTCATTTTCGTCCTGGTGAAGCAGGCCAAGCTCCGCAAGCGCCTCGACGTCGAGGCCATCGCCAAGGCGTGGGCCGAGCGCGTGCCGAGCGCCATCGCCGCGAAGTGGGTCGCCTAACCGAAATCAACTTCGAGGTTTATGGTATGATCTCTCGGATCATCTCGAGCTTGCTGCTCTGCTTGGCCTTAGGCGGCGTCGCTCGCGGTGAAGCGCCGCCGAGTAAAGCGCCTGGTGTGCCCAGCAGCATCACGCTGCAACCGGTCGCAATCTATGATGCCGCTGGGAACGTCGTCTCCTCGTTCGGAGGTGGCGCAGGCGGCGGCGCGTCCACCGTCACCGGCTCCATGGAACAGGACGTCCGCGCCACCAACACCCTGAACGCGGCCACGGCCAATGCCGCCGTCACCCTGCCGGTCAACGGACAGTCGACGGTCGGCTTGGCTTTCTCGGGTCTCACCGCATCGGGGGCCACGGTCACCTTCGAGCAGTCGAACGACGGCGGAACGACGTGGACCGGCGTCAACGAGGTCAACGCCGGCACGGGCGTGCCCACCGCGACGCGCTCGACGGACGGGCAGACCCGTGTCGCGGTCCAGGGGCGCACAAACCTGCGCATCCGCGTGAGCACGGTCGGCACCGGCACGATCACCGTTGCGTCCAACATCTCGGTCCGCGAGGGGCTGGTGACGCTGGCCTCGCCGCTGCCGCCTGGCGCCAACGTCATCGGCTTCACGAGTCCCCCTCCGTCCACGGCCATCAGCACCCAGCGGACCACAGCCATCGGCACTACGGGCGTGCTGGTGTCTCCGGTGGCCGCCGATGCGCGCCGCACGGTCACCAACACCAGCGGCATCGCGTGTGAAATGATGGGCAGCGCCGCCGCCTATGGCACGGGCTACCCCCTTCCGGCTGGCGGCTCGTTCACCTTTGACGCCTCGGGGCGGACCACGGCGGCTCTCTACGTCGCTTGCGCATCGGCCGGCGGCACCGTCGCCGTGCTGAGCTACTGAGGAGCGCGTCATGGCTGGCCCCTCCGACGGAAGCGCCGCCCTCTCCCGCGCCAACGGCCCCCTCGCGAGCGCCAAGCTCTGCGTGCGCTGCGATGCGCGCTCGGATTACGATGCCTGGACCGCATGGGCCGGGCGCACGCCGGACTTCGTGCATGCCTTCGGCAACGCGGGCGGATCGGGCGGCTCCTTCGCCAACCCGGTGGGGACGTGGGACGCCTGCCTCGGGCAGGTGCGCACGCTGTGCCAGACCTGGGCCGGCATCCCCCTCGCCTGGGCGCTCCCGCTCTGCACCACGACACAGCCGCTCACCGACACGACCGCCGGCACCTACAACGGCGTCATCAACGCCATGGCGGACGCCATCCTGGCCCACAACCCGGTCGGGCCGATCCCGGTCCGTATCGGCTGGGAGGCATACACCCCTGGCGCGTGGCCCTGGGCCGCGACCACGGCATCCGGCTCGACCGATTACGTGAACGCGTTCAAGGCTATGTCGGCCCTGCTCAAGGCGCGCTCGCCCCGGCTCAAGATCGGGTGGTGTGTATCGGCCTATAACTTCGATTCGACGGGCGCCGAGTTCGATCCGACGACGGCTTATCCCGGTGACGCTTTTGTCGATACCATAGGGCCAGACGCCTACCTGATCGGCGCGGACGTCTCCAAGGCCGTGACCTTCGCCCGCGCGTCGCAGGGCAAGGATCTGGTCGGCGCGGCGGGGTTCCGGTTCGGCCTCAAGTACCTGGCCGACTTTGCCCGCGCGCACGGCAAACTGTTCACCATCGACGAGTGGGGCATCGGCGCGGATCGCCCCGATTACATCCGCGACATGGCGCAGTTCATCGCCGATCCGGCCAACCGGGTCTGGTATCACGGCTACTGGAACAAGAACGCGGGCGCCGCCGCACCCGGCCCCTATCCCTTCCCGTGCCGCCTCACGCCCGACGGCGGCAACGCCTACGACCTGTCGCGGGCCGCGTTCCTCGACAATCTGAACGGCACGGGGCGCACCTACGCCGAGCAGCCCGAGACGCCTGCGTATTTCGCTCGGGCCACGACGGCGCCGACCGACGCGCGCCGCACCGCCGTGGACACGCTGGTCGCCACGCTGCGCCGCTTCGGGCTGCTCTCGACGGTCGATGGCACGCCCGCGCTCGACGGCCTCTATCTCTTCGCCGCCGCCGACAGCGAGATTGCCCGCCTGGGCCTCAACCTCCCCGGTGGGTTCACCACGACGGTCCCGACCGCGACCGGCAAGGCCACGATCTCGGGGAACGTCGGCTTCACCGCCGACCGCGGGTTCGCGGGCGACGGTTCCGCCGCCTATCTCAACCTCAACGTCAACCCGGTCACCGTGACCCCGACCGGCAAGTTCACCCAGAACAGCGGCCACATGGGCGCGTGGTTCCTGACCGCGAACACCCCGGCGGCGCAGCAGTTCGAGGTCGGCAACGCCAACTCGGCCATCGGTATGAACAATGGCGGCGCCTTCGTGGGGCGCCCGAACCAGTCCTCGACGGTGACGCTGGTCAATTCCGGATCCGGCCCCGGTCACGTCCTCTGGAACCGCACGGGATCGGCGGCCTGGGCGAGCTTCTTCAACGGCGCGGCGGCTCGCTCCGGCACGGATGCGTCCGCCGCGCTGACGAGCGCCAACCTCAACGCCTGCGGCGTCAACGGCGTGTCCTTCGGCTCGCAGCGGATCGCCCTCGTGCATTGGGGGCGCGCCCTGACCACGACGGGCAACCAGAACGAGCCGGGGCAGATCTACAGCGCCCTGCTCGCCTACCTCCAGGCCGTGGGAGCCGCCTGACATGCAGCGGATCGCTCTGATCCTGACGGGCGCCCTTCTCGCCATCGGCGCCCAGGCCGCAGGACCCGGTGGTGAGAACGCCATCGACCTCTCGGCCTACGCCACGAAGGACGCGGTTACGGCGCTTCAGTCCCGGATACCGTCGTTCGCTACCGTCATGCCGAAGGCTGAGGCGGGGGCATCCAACCTCGGAACCGTGCCTCAGATCCCCTACGCGGACCATCAGCACCCGCGCCTCACCGCCACCGCCAAAGGCACGCTCGACGGCACGGGCAACGCCACGGTGGTCTTTACGCAGGTCTTCGATGCCGAGCCCGCCGTGACGGTGATCTCGGTCGGCGCCAAGTCAGCGGGTTGGGCCGTGCCTGATTTCGACGTGACGTTCGTTACCAGCGCCCAGGGCAAGTTCACAGGCTGCACGGTCTATGGACGACGCGCCCGGCGCTTACCGCCCCAACCCCTCGCCGCGAGCCCCTTGGCGCTCACCACGCTCCTCACCGGCGTCATTACGGGCGTGAACGCCATCGCGGCGTCGATCACCGGCTATGACGCCACCGAGGATGCGGCTGGCGCCGGGTTCTCCCTCATCGCCGTCAAGGCTTCCTGACGATATGGTCGCTTCCCCCGCCCCGGCCGCCTCTGTCGAGGATACCGGCTCGCCCGTCGTCGTGCAGATCGTCGCGCGGGCCTCGACCTCGGACGGCACGAACGACACCCACACCGCGATCACCGTCAAGGCGCAGCGGTCGCGCACGCTCCCGGCGGTACTGGTGAGCCTCGCGAGCTGAGCATGTCGAGCACCCGCGAACAGGTAATCCAGGCCGTGGCCGCCCTCGTGAAAGGCGCGCTGCCTAAGGCGGACCACTACCGGAACGAAGAGAAGCAGAAGGCCATCCCGGTGGGCGGCTACGTCAACGTAGACGATGGCGACCCGGGCGAGCCCGAG